GTTGTATTCTAAGTTGCCGCCTTCAATCTCAGTGTATCCACGTTGTGACATCCACGCACAAAACGCATACTCCCAGTTGAGAATCACGCCATCGCAATCCGTTACAATAATTTTTTCTTGTGTCTTTTCCATATATGCCTCTTTCTATTTGCCTTTGTTATGTCTAACAATAGCACAAGGCAGTCAAGATGTCAACCGATAGATACAGTTCCTGATCCTGTGGCAACATCTCCGCATATGTCAGCAGTGTCTCCTACTACAACAATGCCAATTCCGTTAATGCTAACTGTGCTTTGTGTACCACTGCTGATTGTTTGAGCGATATGAGGAGCACTGCCATGCGCTGCAACTGCGCTTCCACTCACAACAACTGCTTGTCCGTTTATTGTAACTGTACTTTGCAACGAAGTTAGTGCTCCGCCTGCTGTGTCAGCGTTGGTTGCTACTCCTGCCATATCAACTCCTTAGATCATTTGTATTCCGCTGGTGCTTTGTATATACTGCTTTGCCATTTCGGCATCGGTTTTGTGCACAAAAAGCACTGCACTTTTATTTAGTGCAATTTTGCTGTCAGGATTTACTGTAATAGTAAAAGGGCCGAGTCCTACACCTTGCTGGCTTGCCATAATAGCAAGTGGTTTCTGTACAGTGATTGTAGCAGCATTTTCTTCTACAAACCTTGCTACAAGTTCTTCTCCTGATACAGTTTTAATTGTAATAGTGTCTGCGGCTTTGTATGGTGTTTCAATTATCATATTTTATATCCAAATGTTTTGCAGGACGTTTTATAATACCTGTGTATAAAGTCCTTGTTTGCTCCTGTAAGTTCATCTTCAGGATATTGTTCGCCTTTGTTCATGTGCATCTGTTTTAGGTTTACTAGTATTTCAGTGTCCCATAAATGTTTGTTGTAATTAGCATCGTCTAATTTAACTATTTGCATATCTGATTGATAGTCCTTGTACATATCGTGTATGCAATGTATATAAAAATCTATGGTGCTTCCATCATTAACACATACATGTTGTTTCATATCGTTAAGAACTTTTTTAAACATCAAAACATGTGTATCAACGGTGTATTGGGTTATAGTTGTATCAAGCTCAGACGATATCCACTCTCTTAGATTGGAATAGTTTTCGTTGTACTGGCGCCAGTAATGAGCGTATCCACTGTAAAATCGTTTGATAGGGTGCCTTACCAGTATATACTTTGGTAGCTTGTTTTTGCACACAAAATTATACAAACGATACGCAGGAATATGCCTGTGTATGTTGATATGGTTGTAAGATTCTACTAATTTAAACTTATCACCAAGTGTTCGTATATTAGTATTTCCACATTTGTGAAAATAAATCAACACACTTGTTTCACCGACTGCAAATCCGATAACTATTTCTTTCGTTTTTTACCAATTTTAGTTGCTTTTTTTGCAGCAACTTTCATTTTAGTTTTAGTAGCTCGAGGTTTCCTGAGTGCCATTATAAACTATGTCCTGTTCCATTATAGCCTGTTTCTTCTAGGTATGGGCCTAGCTCGTCATAGCCGCCAATCTTAGTTCCATGCACTTTGATCTGTGGAAAGGTACGTGCTCCTGGAAACATCTCTAGTACTTCGTCACGAGTAAAGTCTGTATCAAGTTGATAATACTTGTATGAGAGCAGTCGTGTTTCGCACAATGCCTTTGCTCTTTCGCAAAAAGGGCACTGTGGCTTACCATAAATCTCAATCATAAGCTGAAGCCTTTGAATGTATCTGTGCCAACGTCTTGTTTGGTGCCACCGCTTACATAACTTGTAATCTCTGTTTCTTGTGGTGCAACTTGTACTTCACTTCCGCTGATCCATTTCTGCGTCCATGGCAACGGATTGCTCTTTACAGTGTATGGTGATTTTAGGTTTACATTTGTCATTCGACGTGTGCAAATCCATTCAATGTATCCACTCAACAACTCTGTGTTAAGTCCAATCATTGATCCATCTTTAAACAAATACTCTGCCCATGCTTTCTCTTGATCCACTGCTTCTACAAACATTGCAATACATTCTTCTTCTGTTTCTTCTGCAATCTTTGCATAGTCCGGGTCGTCTGTTTTGAGAATCTTCAACAACATTTGTGTACTTGCTAGGTGCAAGTTCTCATCACGGGCAATAAGTTTAATAATCTTAGCATTGCCTTCCATTTGCTTCATTTCTGCAAACGCCCAGCTACATGCAAAGCTCACATAAAAACGTACACCTTCGAGAATGTTAACACTCATCAATGTAAGATACAGTAGTTTCTTTAGTTCATAAAGATCAACTACAACCTTCTTGCCGTTGACTGTGTGAGTGCCTTCGCCGAGCAAGTTATACCAACTGCTCAACTCAATAAGTCCATCGTAGTACTTGCTGATGTCTCCAGCACAGTCTGCAATCTCTTTGATGTCCATCATTTCATCAAAGATTTTACTAGGATTGCTGTACACGTTGCGAATAATATGTGTGTAACTGCGTGAGTGAATTGTTTCTGAAAACGTCCATGTTTGGATCCAGTTCTCAATCTCTGGCAAACTTACAATAGGGGCAAATGCTTCTACTGGCGCACGTCCTTGTACACTGTCTAGTAGAATCTGACGCTTCAAGTTTGATGTAAAGATGTGACGCTCATGTTCACTAAGAGCTTTAAAGTCTTTGCTGTCTTTGGTTACATCAACTTCTTCAGGACGCCAAAAGAATCCTAGTTGCTTGTCTGTAAGTTGATCAAAGCTCTTGTACTTTAGCGTATCATAACGCTGAATAGTAGGTCCACCAGTCGGATCTAGAAATGCTAATACTTTAGTGTGATCTGCTTTATTTTCAGTGTTAAAAACGCTCATCTATCTTTTACCCTTGTGTATATGTGTAACTGTAGTATAGTGTAACATGCCCCGAAGGGCGTGTCAAGTGTTTAGATATGACAAGATTCGCACTCTTCGTCGTCTACCTCAACAACTTCGAGTTCGCCCATCATCTTGTTTACATCAATTTCACCTTGGCCGTCATTGGTGTTAAAGTAGTACAACTGCTTACCGCCTAGCTTGTAGAACATCAAAAGATGCTGTAGCATTGTGCTCATTGGAATCTTTTCATCTTCAAAGAAGATTGGATTGTAGCTAGTGTTTACGCTAATGCCTTGATCGATATACTTCTGTAGCACAGCCATAATCTTCAAGTAACCTTCTGGGCTACGCTGATCCCATAGTAGGTCATACTTGTTCTTAAGACGTTTGAACTCTGGAACAACTTGCTTGAGTACACCATGTTTGCTTTGCTTAACACTGATCAAACTACGTGGCGGTTCAATACCGTTTGTGGCGTTGGCAATCTGCGCACTTGTTTCACTTGGCATAAGAGCCATTAGTGTGCTGTTGCGGATGCCTGTTGCTTTAAGTTGCTCACGCAACCCTGCCCAATCCTGGCGCTCAACATGCGGAACTAATGCATCCAAGTCTTTCTTGTATGTTTGGTTAGGTGTAATACCGTGTCCGTACTTTGTTTCCATGTTACCTGGGATTGCGCCTTGCTCAACTGCTAGGTCAGCACTTGCTTTAATCAAGTAGTAACTCCAAGCCTCTGCCCACTCGTCTACAAGTGCAAGTCCTTCTGGTGTAATGTTTTGGTACGACAAGTCATTTTTAGCCAACCAATATGCAAAGTTAATAATGCCAACGCCTAAAGGACGGCGCTTCTCTGTAGATAACTGTGCTGCTAGTATTGGATAGTTCTGATAGCTTAGTAGTGCATCAAGTCCACGCACTGCCAAACGACATACACGCTCAAAGTCTGCTGGAGTACGAATGTTGCCCCAATTGATTGCACTTAGTGTGCATAAGCTAATCTCGCCTTCTGGATCGTTTAGATCTTTGAGTGGCTTGGTTGGCAATGTAATCTCTGCGCACAAGTTGCTCATCTTAATAGGTGCAAGGTCAGGAAGGAAGCTGCCGTGATCGTTTGCATTGTCTACATTCTGCAAGTAAATGCGTCCTGTGTTCTTGCGCTCTTCCATGAAGCTACTGAACAGTTCACTTGCTGCAATAGTCTTCTTGCGTAGCTTTGTGTTGCGCTCTGCACGTTCGTATAGCTCTTTAAACTTGTCTTGATCTGCAAAGAAAGCATCGTACAATCCAGGTACATCTGCAGGCGAGAATAGAGTTATATCGCCGCCAGTTACTAGTCTTTCATACATCAACTTGTTGAACTGTACACCGTAGTCCATGTGTCGTACACGGTTCTCTTCGGTGCCTTTGTTGTTCTTTAACACCAGCATGTCTTCTACTTCGAGGTGCCATACAGGGTAGTATATAGTTGCTGCGCCGCCGCGTACTCCGCCTTGACTACATGACTTTACAGCTGACTGGAAGTGCTTGTAGAAAGGAATGATGCCTGTGTGATATGCGTCACCTTTACGTATGGGGGACCCGATAGCACGGATACTTCCTCCACCAATACCGATGCCTGCTTTTTGTGAGACATACTTGACCACACTAGCAGCAGTAGCGTTAATACTGTCAAGACTATCGTCTGTTTCGATAAGCACACAACTTGAGAACTGACGTTGTGGAGTGCGTACACCTGCCATAACAGGAGTAGGCAAACTAATATCGTGTAAACTAATAGCATCATAATATTCCTTTACCCATTGCAAACGGGTCTCTACTGGATAGTCTTGGAACAAACTTGCTGCAATAAGAATATAGCACATTTGTGGTGTTTCAAAAATCTCACCGCTTACTCTATTCTGACACAAGTACTTGCCTCGTAGTTGTTCCATAGCAACATAAGTTAAGTTTTCATCACGCTCGTGTTTGATAAAGGTATCAATCTTGTTCCACTCGTCGTCTGTGTACTTTGTAACAAGCTCTGGATCATAAAAACCACTTTCAGTGTTACGATCGACAAGTTTTTTAACATGCCACGGCTCAAATCCACCGTACACTTCTTTGCGCAACGCATAGTTAACAAGTCTGCCACCAACATATTGATAGTTAGGAGTCTCTTCACTAATAAGATCAGCTGCTGCTTTAATTAATGTCTCTTGTATTTCTTTACTAGTAACACCATTAAAAAATTGTATTTGACTTTTAAGTTCTACTTCGCTTGGACTAACCCCAGTGATATCCTCACATGCATAAAACACAACTTGGTGCAGTTTATCAATGTCTAACGGTTCTCTATTGCCATTGCGCTTAGTAACTTGAATCATTCTTCTTTGTCCTTTTATGTATGTCTATTGGATATTTAGTAATACAATGGTAGCAAGGTTTTGCTTTCGACAGTCCAATTTTTACTGTCAAACTCATCAACTTCTATCCATCGCGTTCGGTCAAACCCAATAACTTTCTTATTAATATACAACAGATATTTGGTTTCTGCAACCTTTTTATTTGTATTGATAGTTATGATTTGTTTAGTATGAGAAAAGTAGTCGGTTAATTGTAAGGTGTATGCAATTCCTAAAAGAATTCCAAGATCGCAATAAGAATTTTCACTGAGCAGTTGCCACGGATCGGGCCATGTTTTGATATTGTAAGGATCAACTGCTATGGACACTATAGGTGCTGTATTATACAGATCAATAGTATCTTGTACTGGATCCGCTGATGATTCCAATTCATTTCTGAATTCTCGCCAGGCACGAAGCCGGGCAACTTCACTTTTGTTAAACATTTTTAGTTAGCTTTTTACTCTAATTTTGTATGTAAACTTATCTTCTTCAACTGGTATTAGGTTTTTAACAGTAACCATCATCGTTGGCTCATTGTCACGAATTTCGATATACGCTCCAAATTCAAGCTCGCTATCATAAATTGAATCACCTTGAAAGTTAGCTTCATCGTTGACAATAATTCCATCGTTGTCGTCGCTGTGTACATGAATGTAAATAGTACCTTCTTTTCTAACGAATATCTCTGAGTCGACACCGTTTACACGTTTGCCAACATAAACATAATCTATTTCTATTGTACCATTATTATACAACGGAACTTTCAATAAGTCAATCACTTCTGTAGTCTCAAATCCTTCTTCGCCTAAGAATGTGATTAGTGTATATCCGATTGTAGTTTCTTCTCTAAATCCGTTTGTATAGTCTACTCGTCCGCCAACTTCTGCTACATAGTCTAGTGCTGCATACGGGTCAATCTCGCCTGTTTGACTACGAGCTTTTGTTAATGCTTCTGTTCTAGCAAAATAGTCATTGGTACTTGTGTTGTTATAATCGTTGGTAAATTTGATATTGTTATAAGTTGCTAATGCAGGCGTACCAAAACTTGCGCCGTTGTGTCCGTTACCTACGCTGAAGAATCTATTATACGAACTAATGTTGTATTCACCTCGGGTAATTAAGATACCTTCATGTGCTATTTTATCAAAAGTACATCCGTGTATCAAGCAGTGACTTGGACCTGTAGACTCATTGTCTATGCCTAGCGATATTCCACTAAACAAATACGAAAAATCACAGTTCATAAACTTGTTTCTACGATTGTAATTTGTAGCAGTAATGTCGTAGACACCGTCATAGAACTTGGTTATTTGAATATTTTCAAATGTATTTTCTTTGGTATTTGCTGCAAGATTATTAGAATTATTTAATGCAATTGCGTGATTATTTGCTTCGTTATCAAGTAATGGATCACCGACATTATCTAGCCAGTTTCCTTCTAAACGTAAATTTCTAAACACACTGCGTGAACAGTTTTCTAAGTTTAATGCTGTAGCCATACGGTTCATTTGAATAGTCATATCACTAATGAATATGTGCCTTGCTTGGTTCTCACCTACAGCATCGATTGCAGTGATGTCATTAGGATCTACATTATACGAACCAGGCTGTGCAGCACCCGAAATGGTAACAAACAAGTCTTCGCCGCTTGATACGCTTGAGCTACTAACAATAACAGTTTTACCAATTCCGTCACCAAATAGTGTAACAAAGGGAGGAATGTAAATTGTTCCATTAATTCTGTATTCACCTGCAGGCATATGCAATGCTACACGATCGTTAGTGTCTAATGCACGTAAATAAAGACTGTCGATTGCAACCTGTAATGCCAATGTATCGTCTGCCGCGCCGTCGCCTACGACACCAAAGTCAAACACTGTGACAATTTGATCTAATTTAGTTTGTAAACTCTGCGGAAGCTGTGCTTCTCCACCCCATAAGTTACTAGTTTCTTTGTAAACATACTGATTTGCTAATGCAAAAATATCACTATGTTCTGTTAGAATATTAGTATTGCCTACTGCTGGCGAACCTTCGCTTACACTGCCATTTCCTACATAAAGTTTTTGAGTATCAACTGCCCAGCCAAGTTCTCCACCTGCTAACTGTGGTAATCCTGTTTCCGTGAG